TGATGTCCAGCGCCTTGGTGAAGCCGTCCAGGGCGGAGGCGTCAAGGCCCAGGATTGCGGCATAGGCGGCATTCGCAGCGGTCACGCTGCGCACGGCGGCGTCGATATAGCCGGTGGTGCCGGCGTCGGCCACACCCCAGCTGGAGTTTTTGGTGACGCCACCACCCATGAAGCCACCGGTTTGCGTGAAGTCCGCCCGGGTGCCCACCTTGCCGTTGAGCACGCCGGTGGAGCCGACAGTGGCAGTGAGGGCGTTGCCGGTAGCTTCGACCTTGTAGTCCATCACGTTCTTCAGCAAGCCCACCGCCGCCAGGGCAGCGCCCACGTAGGGAATAGCGCCCGCGATAGCGGTCGAGTTGGCTACCAGCGATGCACCCATGTCGCCCAGGATCGAGCTCAAGGGGCCATTCATCATGGCGGCGCCTATGCCAGTGATGCCTTCGGAGATGGCGCCACCGGCGCTGAACAGGGTGCTAAGGATACCCATGCTGTCACCACCACCTCCAGCGCCGCCCGATCCGCCGGCCATGGTGCTGCCCATGCCAAACATGCTGCCAACGGCGCCCATGATGGGTTGCACCGCAATCTTGACCAGCATGGACTTGGCACCGTTGACGATGTAGTCTTTGAACGAGTCCCAAAAGCTCTTGCCTTTTTCAAACCCGTTGATCAGTGCATTGGTGAGGGACTTCTCCACGTCGTCATAGGTCTTTTGCCACCACTTGGCGGTGTCGTCCGCGATTTTTTTATTGGCGTCGGCAACGTCTCCCCGGGCCACGGTGGCTGCATATTTCTTTTGCCACTCGATCAGGTTTTGCAGGCGCTTGATTTCGGGGTCATCCTGGGCACGACGAGCGTCCAGCATGGCGTCTTCCATCTTGACCAGCTTGAGTGCCTCCACGGCGGCGCGACTCATGCCCAGGGTCTCGATGCGGAATTCTTCGGCCTTGATGGCGTCGGAGATGGTGACTACTTCGCGCAGATTGGCGGCGTCGTAGGCTTCCATGGACTTGGTGGCATCGTCCATGGCTTTCTTGACCGCATCTATAGCGGCCTTTTCTTCCATATTTCTGACGACCTTAGCCGCGATGGCTTTGGCTTCAGCCGACAGCGCAACGACTCCGGCTTCTTTTTGTTTTCTGTAAATCTCGGCTTGTTGCGCAGTCATGTGCAACATCAAATACTCGTCGTCGAGCTTCCCGATGACCTCGGCAATCTTGTCCTTGAGGTTGCCCACTTCTTTGGCGGCCTTGGCGGTGGGCACTACCAGGGCAGCCTTGGCATCGCCGTTGGCGTTGGTGGCCTTGGCGGAGTTGAACTGTGCAATGGCTTCATCGGCCATATCGGTGGTGATGGCGTGCACACCGGCGACGGCACTGGCAAGGCCAGCCTCAAGGGCGGCATGCTCGGTGGTGAAGTCCGTGGCGCTGGTGGTGGTCTCGCGCAAGGCGTCGGCATAGCCTTTGACAGTTTCAGCCGCGTTGGTCATGCCAACAAAATTCAAGCCGCCCGCCATTTTTTCCAACAGCGTGGCCATGGCGCTGCCCACCCACTCCAGCGCCGATCCGGCGGCGGCTTTGATGCCAAGCCATGCCACCTCGGCTCCGTATTTGAGGTACTGCCAGGCAGTCATCAGGCCATCGACCATGGCGACGCCTGCCAGGCGCACTTGAATGAACCGTTCACTCAGCATGGTCCCGAATTCCCATCCGGCATAGGCAGCAGCCAAGATGCCAAACCCGGACAACATGACAGTCTTCATGACGCCAAACTTTGCCGTCAACTCAGCAAAAGTAGGCCCAATATTCATGATGGTGGTATTCATCAGGCCAGCCACGGTGCCAGTCTCGACCATTGCGAGCATCACGGCATCGAATGCGCCCTTCGCCAGCATCAAGACTGCAGGCATTGCAACGAAGATCAGTACATAGGCCGCGACAAGTTCACCTGCCAACTTGAGAAGTGGCCCGAGCAATGAGAGGTGTTCTAAGAGTGGCAAAACGGCCGAGCGCACCATGCCCTCCATGCCGCTCTTGAGCTTGATCAGCTGTTTCTCAAACTTGTCGGCAGCCTCGGCCTGCTCGGTAGTGACCTTGCCGTTGAGGTTGCCCTTTTCGGCCAGGTCTGCAAGCATGGGCAACATGTTGGCGCCAGCCTTCTGTCCAAAGAGCAGCATTGCAACTTCCGATTTACCAACGCCCTCCTTGAACTTATCCATTGCCTGAGCAACAGCGAGCATTCTTTGATCAGGAGAGAGTTTCTTGAAGTCGTCAAAGTTGAGGCCCAGCGCCTTGATGCCTTGGGCCGCGCCCTTGGCCTCTTCGCTGGTGTCCGTCATGTTCTTGGTGAGCTTGTTCATCGCCGCGGCGACCGTATCAATGTCGGTGCCCGACAGCTTGGCCACCGACTTGATGGCGCTTAAGCCCTCCACCGTGGCGCCGGTCTTTTCGCTCAGGTGCTTCAGGGCTGCGGCTGCTTCGATGGTGCTGTTGATCAGCCCGCCCAGGTTGCCAATGCCGATGGCGGCCATGTAGCCCGCAAAAACGCCGGCCAGGGCCTGCATCTCGTTCATGCCGCCCTTGACCTTGGCCTTGGCCTCGTCCATGTCGGCCTGGAGCCGGTCCATCTTGGCGCGGATGTCGATTGCGATGTCGCCTACGGTGGTGGCCATGGTTTACTTCTTTTTCTGTTCTGCAAAGGCCACCAGGGCGGCATGGTCCATGACGAAGATGAGATCGACCTCAAACGGATCGAGCTGCACACCGTTCAGGGCCTGCCAGGCCTGGATCTCGCTGTAGCTGATGGCGGCTGCGGTCATGCCGTTGCTCCCGGCGCTGCGGCGCAGGGCCCAGAAGGTGTCGAGCAGCACATCGCAATCGCTTGGGATGGGCCGTGGCTCCAGCTCTCCGGTGTTGTGGCCAGCGGCCTCCGCCGCGAGCAGATGATCACGACGGCTAGAGCCGTCATCCATCTTGCGATTGAGGCGGATTTCATGCTGGACGCGCTCGGTCAGACTGGTTTTGTACTCTGCAAAAAAACTGCGGTGTCCCCCAGAAACTCGACGGCCTGCGCCCGAATCCAGGCGGTTCCCTCGTAGATGCCGCGCACTTCACCTGGTGTGCACTCGATGGCCTTGCCATCGCGGGCAAAACCGCCCCAGCTCAAGGTGCAGGCAGTCAAACGGTCGACTTCGTAATCAGCATCATCCTGAGGGTCGGTCAGCTCCAGGCGGCCCTTCTTGGCGACCTTGGCACGCAGGGCGCGGGCGCGGTTGAATTCGCAGGCCTTGCGCTTGGGGTGGTTGGCACCGGCCAGTTCGATCCATGCGTCAATGGGTACGCCAGTTTCGGGGTGAACGAGGTTGAGCACGGCGCTCTCAAGTTCTTTGATGGTGGAGACGTCAAACATTTCAAATTTCCCTGTCAAAACACACCCTGGTATTTATGGGAAAGGTGGCCAGCCACTGGCCAGCCACCCCTACCCCACCGCGCCCCAGGGAAAAAAGCGCAGCAGTCTTTAAGCCGCGCTGTCCTGTACGGACATCGTGGTCTGTTCGCTGGATGTACCCGCACCGCCCAAGCCGTTGTAGAGGGCCTGGAAGCTGGCGGTGACGATGATTCCCTTCTCGCCGTCCGAGCGCTGGGCGCTGCCCATCTTGATGCGGGGCAGGTTGATGGCAATGAAGTCGCTGGTGGCGGTGCTGTCTGCGGTGAGCACGCTGGACAAGGCCATTTCGGTCTCGTTCAGGAAGGCATCGCGGAAGGTGGCGCTGTCAAAGTAGGCGGTGAACTGGCCAGTGATGTTGACCCGGCCCGGGAAGATTGCAGGCATCACATTGGCGCCCACCACGGGGTCGCCGCTGTAGCCACCATCGATCTTGATAGACAGGCCGGTGCAGGTGGCCACAGCCACGCCGCCCACGTACAGCGCGCCGTTGACTGCCGCCATGATGCCGGTGGTGGGTGCTGCAGTGGGGGCCGTGTAGTAGGCCGCCACGCCGGTGGTGATGCCGCCTGCGCCCATGATGCCGACGTCGAGCGTGGCCATGCCGGTTGGTGGCAGGCCCATGTCGAGCGTGGAGATCTTGCAGCCGGTGAACAGCTCGCTGAGCGCAACGTCGGAGTACCAGTGTTCAATGGCGAAAGACTTGTCAGTGTGGCCGGTGATGGGCACATAGGTCTTTTTGCCGAACACGGTGACGGTGGTTGAGGCAATGGGACCCTCTGCCACCATGGCCACGCCGTTGAGCACAATGACGGTGAGCACCATGGCGGTCAGGCTGACCACGTACAGGTTCTTGTTGATGTTGGCTGCGTTGAGCGTGCCCACGCTGAGTCGCACCACATCACCAGCCTTGATGCCATCAGTGAGGTATGAACCAGCGGCGCGGGTGACGGTGTACTGCTGCACACCATTGACCACCGAGCCGACCGCAATGGTTGCCGAGATGGCAGCAATGGCAGTGCCGGCCACAAAGTCCTTGCGCAGGGCTGCGGCGATGAAATCGGCATAAGTCTTGGGCGACAGCTCTCCTTTGATGGAGCCACCAGTCTTGCGGATGCCGTGGCGGAAGTCGCTGATCTGGTAGTCCGAGCGCTTTTCAGCGGACTGGTAGGTGTCCTTGTCCAGCTGGATGGCAGACTCGACGTTGCGCAGCAGCTGGGCCGATGCGGCGCCAGGCGCGGTGTTGAAGGTGGCCTCTACTTTGTAGCGGGTCTGTTTGGCGATACCGGATGCGATTGGCATGATGGTCTCTCAATTAAAAAGTGGTGGCAGGGTTGCCCTGGGTGGTGATGTACGTCACGTCAAAGCGCTGGCGGCCCAGGGCGATGGGGCGCTCGCCATGGGGGTTTAGGTCGGGGGTATAGCCAGCTGGTGTGATGGACTTGACGCCTGCAATGGATGAGGCGGCCAGAGCCGCCTCGACTGCCGCCAGCAACTGGTCCCGCTCGCGGGCGTAGTTGTCGATCTGCTGCACCTCGGCATTGATGATGATGGACAGCGTGCGCTCCACCATGCGGCCCGCCATGCCGCCACCCAGAGTGCTGGTGACCTGCTGCCCTTCGCCGTCGTCTTCCACCACCAGGGCGGGGAACACAGTGCGGGGGTCGGTGGGCGTGTCGTACACACGTGTGGACGCCGTGGTGCCCGCTGCTGCCAGCAGGGCCACGATGGCTTCACGGATGAGGTGGCGCTGGTGGTTCATTGCAGTTCCAGCAGCAGCAGGGTGACCCCTGTGCCATCTGCCTGGATGCTGCGCACGCGGTAGGTGTTGCCCGCCACGACCAGCTGGCTGGCAGTGGTGGCAGCGCCTACCGACGCGCTGGGCAAGGTGAACACGGGCGCAGTGCTGGCAATGCCGTCGAAGGCCTGGGCATAGTCGCGGTCGAAAATGCCACGCACCGAACCGCCATCCAGGGTGGCGTCCACCCCGAAGTCGGTAAAGAATGTGGGCACGTCAGCCGCGAGGTCCATGGTTTATGCCCCTGGTGCAGCCTGGGCGGCCTCAGTGGCGGCCAACGCATCTGCCTGGGCTGCAGCGGCTGCCGCGGCCTCAGTGGCTTCGGCGGTGGCTTCGGCCTTGGTGCGTTTACCGCTGACCACAGCAGCGCCGCAATCAGTCAGCTGGGCGATCTGCGCTTCGTCTGTCACGTTGAACTGGTCTCCAACGTCGTAATCTTTCCCATCGTGGTTGATGGGGGTCAGAGCAGTGAGTTTTGCCATATGCTGCTCTGAAGGCTTAAGCCACTGCGTTGGTTACGAGGTAACCAGCGGACGCGGATGCCATGACGGGTGCTTCGGCCCGGGTGACCGGGAAAATCCAGCTCTTGCTGTTGCGGTCGTAGTAGGGCTCTTCCACCTGCGGGTAGCCGTTGAGCATGTAGGTGTAGCCGTAGGATGGTGCACCCATGTCGGCCACGCTGCCCAGCTCGGTGTAGGCCACGACCACGTCTTTGCCCCAGACGTCGGTGAAGGCGGTGCCAGCGTCGTTGCTGTAGATAGCATCGCCCACAATGACGCGTTGGACGTCAAACAGTGCGGCCAGCAGCTCGGCAGTGGCAACGTCGCGCCCGGTGTATTTGCAGTAGTCACGTACCACGGGGTGGTGTTTGAGCTTGCTCATGACCAGAGCGCCCAGCACTACGGTGTTGGCACGCTTGCCAATGGCTGCGCGCACCGCTTCTTTGGCAGTCTCGACCACGCCAATGGGGTTGCTGGTGCCGGTGTAGTCAGACCACTGGCCGGTTCCAGACAAGGTGATCTTGTTGGAGCCTGCGTAAGAGCCAGCAGTACGGGCAATGTCAGCGGCTTGCTTTTCAAGACGCAGGTCCATGATGCCAACGGTCTTGCGCACGGTCATGCCAGACATATCGATGCCGGGGCCGTTTTGGGCCTCTTGCATGTTCTCGATGGGCAGCTGGCCTTCCAGGCTGTAGTCCACCAGGCCGTAGGTGCCGTTGGTGTAGCCAAACTGCACGCGCTTGGTGTTTTCACCAGGGCTGCGGGCGGTGCCGTACAGCATGAAGTCTTCTTTGCCAAAGCTGATGATGTTGCCCGCGCGCAATGCCACTGGCACGCGGGGGAACAGGGCTTCAGCGACCATGGCGCTGTTTTTGTAGCCCTGGGCTACGATGGACAAGACCGGATCAACGACGCGGGCCTGGGAGAGGGTCATTTGGGGCATGTGGGTACTCCTGAATTGGGTTTAGTGGGTGCTGCGGCTGATCAGTTGGGGATCAGGAACACTTCGATCTGGTCGCCAGCGGCACCAGCAGCGGTGAGCGCGCGCCCAATGGACACGCCAGCAGACTTGGTGACCACCTGGGTGACAGTGGTGTGCACCTCAACCAGGGCTCCAGCGGCAATTGCCGCACCTGCGATGGCGACAGCGGTACCACCAGCGGCCACGGGAACACGGGCACCAGAGGCGGCGGCTACGGTGGCGAAGCCGATGGCATTGCCAGCAGCTACCGCAACGGCACCGCTGGCTTGCATAGGTTGGAATTGGGCGACTGCTGCGCCTGCTGTGAGGCCCAGGATGAGATGGGAAATTGCGGTTGCGGCCATGGTTTAGGCTCCTTGAACGGTTTGGGCTTGAACGTGTTTGACGGCGGCAATGAAGTCAGTGCCGGGGTGGGCTGCTACGTAGGCTTGCGCCTCGCTGGCGATTTGCTGGCGTGTCTTGCCTGCGCCGTCGGCTTTGGGTTCGATAGCGGCAGCGGGCACCAGTGGCAGCGGCTTGGGTGCGTCACTTGCCAGGGCGCTGGCAGCGGCGTTGCGGGTTTGCTTTTCAGCAGCCAGAACGGCCATGGCGGCATCGCCTGCGGTGGACTTGCCATCGAACTTGAGCGCGGCGATCAGCTTGTCATGACCGGGGATAGCCTGAGCTTCTACGGACTGGATGCGCTCGCGCTCGGCGGTGGCACCCTCTTGCTGGATGGCCGCGAGCACTTCGGGTGCTTCGGCGGCAATTTGTTCACGGGTAATGGGCATTGCTGCTCCTTGTAGTGAGTGGGTTGGAACGTGCGCAACACCGGCGCGGTTGGTTTGGGCGCCAGGGCGTCCAGCGGAAGGGCCGCTGGTGCGGTCCTGGTTGAGCTGCTGCACCAATGCGTCGAGGGTGGAAACACCGTCCACCAACCCGGCATCAATGGCTTGCTGCCCAATGAAAATTCGGCCATCGGCCATGTTTTTGAGCACGGTTTCCTCAGACACGCCGCGCTGTTTAGCCACTGCCGAAACGAAGAGCGAATAGGTGTAGTCCACCTGGTCCTGCATGGTCTGGCGGCCCTCTTTGCTCAAGGGTGCGTAGCTGCTGGCAATGCGCTTGTATTGGCCGGCAAAAATCTCGGTGGTCTTGATGCCCTGCTGCTCTTGCGCCTTGGACACGTCCTGGTGCGTGGCGACCACTCCAATGGACCCGACCACGGTGGTGCTGTCGGTGATGAAAATGGAGTTGGCGGCGGAGCCAATCCAATACGCGGCGCTGGCCATAGTTCCGCTGGCCAGCGAGACAACGGGCTTGGTGGCACCGGCTACCAGGTCGGCCAGGGTGGTGGTTCCATCCACGGTACCACCAGGGCTGTCGATGGCCAGGATGATGCTGTGCACAGCGGGGTCGGCCAGCGCGTCTTTGATGTCGCGGCCCACCAGCTCGGTGCTGACACCGCCGCTGATCTGGCTGAAGAGGTTGGCCCGCTTGGCGATGACGCCTTCAACCGGGATGATGGCCACGCCGTCCTGGATGGTGTAGGGCTTTGGCTCGTTGGCCAGTGGACGGCCCAGCTTAGCCTCTACCCCCGCTATGTCGATCTTGTCGCCGCGCAGGTGGGTGGCATAGATGGCCTGGATCTCAAGCAGCTTGGCTGGCTCTATGGCCCATGGCGCGGTGAGTACATCGAGTAGCTTCATGGGAGCTGACTGTCCCAAAAAGCGGCTGTTTCAAATAGGGCAAAGTGAAACGACTATTTAGAAATCTGCAAGTGCAAAGATTTCTTCTTCACGGCGCTGGCGTCTTTTGCGGGCCTGGATTGCAAGCTGTGCAGACGTTTGCACGGGTGACCGGGACGCACTGGCAACTGGTGCGTCCGTGGAGCGGCCGAATTTTTTGAGGTAGTCGGACAGGCTCAGATTGGCATCTGGGCCGCCGCCGCGGCGTGCGCTCACCCCAGCGCGAAATATGACAACTGGGGTGGTGTCAATGCTTTCCAGCAGCCCCTGCACGGCCAGCTCTATGGCGGAGAAACCAATACCCTGAATGGCAACCAGGCGCGGTGTCAGACTCATATGCTGGTCACCGTAGTGGTTCCGCTCACTGTGTCAAGCGTCTGCGCAATGGACCCGGCTGTGCGCCCTGTGGCTGTGACCACCAGCGGTGTCGTCAGCCCATGGATCGCAGCCAGCGCATCAATCCAGGCGTCCAGACTGCCGTGCAGCACATCGCTTGAGGTGGTCGTCATCGTCACCGTGTCCGTTCCCGTGATGGTCTGCGACACAGCCCCGGCTGTGCGCGACGTGGGCGACACCACCAGTGGGTTGCCAGGAACAAGGCCATGTAGCAATGCAATCTCGTAGATCAGATTGGCCCGGGTGTCGCTGATGGTGTAGGAGCTTGCGCCACCTGTCGCAGTGCCGGTAAGCACACCCAGAGAGATCGGAGCGAATGCCCCGGAGGCCGTTGCATTGGCTGTACCTGAAGCAGTTCCCGATACGGGTGCCAGCGCAATGCCAGGGAGGGCGCCAATAGCAAGGCCATTGTCCGTTCCCGCAGCAGAGCCA